AGCAACACTTCAGCACGGCGCAATACGGTTTCCTTATCCCTCGGCGAGAGGGTGCGGAACATGTCCTCGCCAAGCTCCAGCCAAATGATGTCCACAACGTTGCCATCCGCATCGACAGACTCGCGGGTGTCGGCCACAGACAGAGCCGCCAGCAATGTGGCGACGTCGGCGCGGGCATGCCTAGGCATTGGGTGTTGTTTGCGTTTCATGGTTGTTACTCCGTGATGGTTGGTTGATCGTTTGCGCATGAATGGCCGTCGCAGGGTTCCACCCAGCCGGTGAAGGCATATAGGGCCGCGAGGATGGCGGCGAGGATGGCCAGGCGTTGCTTGTCGTCGCGGCTCATGCGGCAACCCTCACGACGAATCCGGACGTATCGCGTTTGGCACGCCCCTTAGCGGTAAGGCCCACGACGACGCCAGGCTGATCGAGAAAACGTAAGTCTGATTCGTCGCCGTTGATGACAGGCCGGCCTAGGAAGTAGGCCGGCATGGCGCCACGAAACACGACGGAAAATGACACGGCATCGGAATAATGCGTCAAGGCCTTAGCAACGATCGGCGCATATTCCGAGCGGTGAGAATATGAAAACGTCAGGTGATAGTTTGGGATACCAGAGACGCGGCGGTTAGGTATTTTGGTGTAGTCGTAAAATTGCACGCGAGGGAATGCCGCAAACACGTTTGCATGCTCACCACATGCGACAGACTCCCAGCGGATATCCGATGTGCCGTTCAATCGGACGACAGGCACCAATCGTCGCAGTTTGGCCTTCCGCACAAATGCGCGGATCTCGTCGCACAATGCAGCCATGAATCCGGCCTGATCAGTATTGAACCATTCGGTACGGCGCAGTCTGGCGCGTTGCACGGTGTTATCCGGCAAGGCCTGACCATTCGGCGCGATGAATGTGGCGTTGCCTGCCGCCATACCGCCACGGCCCGCGGTATTGAGGCACGACGCGACGCATCCGGCCACATTGGATACTGGACAGAGCTGCACGTTAGACGAATCGGCAGGCGATAGGTAAAGGACGGCCGTCATATATCCGCGTCGCTGGCCTTTAATCGTTTTGGGGTTTGCATCGATGTTAAGAAGCATGGTTTGTCTCGTTTGGTGTAGTGCAATTCACTACACTTGAGACGGTATCGCAAACGGTTTGTGATATGCAATGGGTAATCACGACAAGTTGCGTTTCTATCCACACTGCGGATAAAGTTCAGGCGCATGGATGCAGCGCAAACAACCCAAAAAGTTACGGCCAAAACCGGGCCACGGCCGGTCAGCCCATTAAATGGGGTTCCAACCCCAACGGGCCGGCGCAAAGGCATACCAAATAAGGTGACGCAGAGCATCCGTGAGGCCATCGAGCAGGCCACGCGTGAGGTGACCGATTCGAAGGGCCGGAAGGGCCTTACAGCCTGGCTGCTGGAACGTGCAAACGGCGGGGTTCAGGACCGGCAAATATTCGCCGGCATGGTTGCTAAGGCCCTGCCGCTGACGCTACAGGGCAACGTGGGCGGAGTGACGATCAATCTTGGATGGCTTAACGGCCGTGACGTAAGTCCGGTCACAGTGACGGCACAGTCCGCGCCTAAGTCACTGATACTTGACGCGGACACTAGGATTGACACACCGCACGCCATCGAATCGTCAGAAAATCCCGACGCCGACCCCCCATCCCCCGGCGAATCGGCAGGTGGGGGTGGCAGTGAATAGGGGGTCCCCTCCCCCCTCTCTCCCGTTTCGATTTTAGCCCGTTGACAAAATAACAACATGGACCTGAACGACTACCGCCCTCGCGACGTATTCCTGCCCCTGCACAAGCGCAGCAAACGCTGGGCGGTGGTGATTGCTCACCGCCGTGCTGGCAAGACTGTTGCGATGTGTGCGGACTTGGTGATTGGGGCCATCGAAAACGCTTTGGACAAGCCGCAGTTTGCGTATCTCGCACCGTTTCGTGACCAGGCGAAGAAGGTGGCGTGGGGATACTTGAAGGATTTGACGAAGCCGCTGTGGGCCAAGCCGCCGAACGAGAGTGAACTGAAGCTTGTCATCAAGAACGGCCACGGCGGCGAAAGTACGATCTACGTCGCCGGCGCAGACAACCCTGATGCGCTAAGAGGCATGTACTTCGACGGCGTCGTGCTGGACGAAGTCGGGCAGATTCGCCCAAGCGCCTGGTATTCCGTGTTGAGACCGAGTCTCAGTGATCGGCGCGGATGGGCAATATTCGCCGGGACTCCGGCTGGAAAGAACTTTTTCTGGCAGATGCGCGAGGAGGCGAGGCTCAACCCCGAAACGCACGTTCTGCTCGAGCTGCCAGCCAGCAAGACGGGCATTTTGCACCCCGACGAGTTGCGTGACGCCAAGGCACAGATGACCGAGGAGGCGTATGCAACGGAATACGAGATTTCGTTCGACGCTGCCATCCCTGGCGCTTACTACGCGAAGCTGATCGGCGAGGCGTATGAGCAGGGGCGTGTCAAGAATTTGACAATCGACACCGATTTTACCGTCGATTTGGTGGCGGACCTGGGCTTTACGGACAGCTGCTCGTGGTGGGGTTGGCAGACGACTCGCGATGGGTACCGAATCGTGGAGTTTTTCGAGGCCGACGGCCAGCCGATCCAGTATTACATCGACTGGGTGAAGAGCCGGCCGTACAAAGTCGGCAACGTCTACCTGCCGCATGACGCCAAGGCCAAGAGCCTGCAGACGGGCAAGTCGATCATCGAGCAGTTTCTGCTTTCGGGCATTACTCCGCGCCTAGTGCCGGAGTTGTCGCTGCAGGATGGCATTGAGGCTGCGCGATTGACGCTGCCGAAGTGCTATTTTGACGAAAAGGCGACATACGACGGCGTTGAACACTTGCGCGGGTACATGCGCGAGTGGGACGAGAAGACGCAGACCTACCGCAATCGTCCGAAACACGACCAGCATAGCCACGCTGCGGATGCGTTTCGATATTTGTCTATCGCCGCGAAGCCGGTTTCTTCCAATTTGTCAAGAGGTGATGTTAATATCGCTCCACGTCGGGATTCGACCTACAGGTTCAGTCTCGATGACGTGTGGGATTGTCAGCCAAGCAAGAGCGGTAGGTTAGGTTGATGGAAAATTCCGAGCGAATTGAGTCAAGTCGCGACTTTTCCGACACGCCGCAAGGCATGGCCCAGCGTTGGGCAACGGAAATTGAGGCGTCGAAGAAGGAGCTGCAGAAGTTCCACGACGACGCTGACAAGATCACTCGCCGGTACTTGGACAAACGCGACGAATGGGCTGACGGCGAGTCTCGAGTAAACCTGTTCTGGTCTAGCATGAAGGTATTGCTTTCGCTCCTTTATGCTCGTCCCCCGAAGGCGGCGGTAAGCCGCGCATTTCTTGATGCCGAGGACGATGCGGCGCGAGTAGCTGGTACGGTCCTGCAGCGTTTGCTGAACCGTTCGTTTGACGATCAGGTGTCTTCGTGGGATTCGGCGATTCGCCGCGGTATCGAAGACTGGCTCGTGGTGGGCATGGGCCAGGTGTGGCTGCGTTACGAGGTTGAAACCGAAGTTGAGATGCTGCCGGCAGAACTTGACCCGGTGACGGGCGAGGAGATTGCGCCGGAGCAGGAATTCGAGCGGATCGTCGAGGAAGACGCGCCGTGCGATTACGTTTACTGGAAGGATTTCTTCTATTCGCCTGCGCGAACGTGGGACGAAGTGCGATGGGTGGCCCGGCGTGTGTACATGACGCGGGACCAGTTGATTGAGCGGTTTGGCGAGAAGATTGGAAAGATTGTCCCGCTGCAAACGCCCAAGCGCAGTGCCAACGACCCTGCGCCGAAATACGACCCGTGGTCTCGTGCCGAGGTGTACGAGATTTGGTGCAAGGAAGAGAAGAAAGTCTACTGGTATGCCAAGGGCTGTGAAGTCATTCTTGACTACAAGGATGACCCGCTCGACATCGACGGCTTTTATCCTTGCCCGAAGCCGCTGGCGGCGAATATCACCTCCAGCAACTTCATGCCGCGGGCGGATTACATCTTTGCGCAGGACCAGTTCAACGAACTTGACGAACTGAACACGCGCATCACTTGGCTGACTCGAGCAGCGAAGGTGGTCGGCATTTACGACAAGTCGGCCGACGGCATTCAGCGCATGTTCAGCCAGGCGGCGGAGAATCAGCTCATTCCGGTCGACAACTGGGCGATGTTTGCCGAGTCGGGCGGGATCAAGGGCAAGGTGGAGTGGGTGCCGATTGAGGCGGTGGTCAACGCCATCGAACGGCTGCGTCAGTATCGTGCTGACAAGACGATGCAGATTTACGAAGTGCTGGGCATTTCGGACGTCATGCGTGGCTCGAGCAAGGCGAGTGAGACGGCCACGGCGCAGGAGATCAAGGCGCAGTTTGGCTCGACGCGTGTACAGCTGTCGCAGTTCTACATTGCCGAGTGGATCACGCATGCGTTGCGGATCAAGGCTGACATCATCTCGCGGCACTTTCAGCCGCAGACGATTGCCGAACGGTCGAACATTCTTCGCACACCGGATGCGCAGTTTGCGCAGCCTGCGATTGAGCTGCTGAAGCAAGAGGATCTTGCTGAGTACCGCATCAACATTGAGGCGGATTCAATGGCTGCGATGGACTGGGCAGCCGAACGAGACGCAGCAGTCCAGTTCATGCAGGGCTTGGGTGCATTTATCTCGCAAGTCTCGCCAGTGGCGCAGTCGTCGCCTGGCGCGGCACCGTACCTGCTGCGTCTCTTGCAATGGGCGGTATCGAAGTTCCGCGTGTCGAACGAGATCGAGGGTGTCCTCGATCAGGCGATTGGCGCGATGAACCAGCAGTTGATGCAGCCGAAGGAGCCGCCGCCGCCAGATCCGAAGATTCTGATTGAGGCGGAGAAGATCAAGTCGAACGAGCGTATTGCGATGATGGAGACGCAGTCCGACGAGAAGGTGGCTGCGCTGAAGGCGACGCTCGAGCTGCAGAAGATCGAGATGCAGGCGAAGTTCGACCAGATGGCTGCGCAGTACGAGCAGCTGATGGCGATGGTGGGGGTAAATCAGCAGCAGGCGCAGATGAAGGATCTCTCTGGCTCTGTCAACCAGCTCGCGCAGGCGAGTGTCGAGGGGCAGCAGCAGAACACCGCGCAAATGCAGCAGCTGCTTGAGACGATTTCAAAGAAAAGAAAACGCGTCCCGGTGCGCAACGCGATGGGCGACATCATTGAAGTGCGCGAGGAGGATGACGACGACCTCGCGATGGTTCCTGGCTTACAACCTCCACCAATGGGGATGAATTGATATGAGCATGACCAACGCGGCAGAAGCCAATCTGCTGAACCTTTTGTTCTTGAACGTCGACTGGGCCAACATCGGTGACGCTGGTGGCTTGCAGAATTCGGCCGCGGCCGGATCGTTCTACATCTCGCTGCACACCGCTGACCCTGGCGAGTCTGGCACGCAGTCGACCAACGAGATCAGCTACACCGGCTACGCTCGAGTGGCCGTCAACCGCACAGCCGGCGGCTGGACACTGACCTCGCAGACGATCAGCAACACCGCGCTGGTGCAATTCGGTCAATGCAC